AGGGCTGGCTGTATGGGTTTCCGAAAGAGATCCCTGAGCACGTAGACAACACGGTGCAGTGGTTAATTGAGAACGGCTACCCGGAGAAGGTAATCAAAGACTACGGCGATAGTTTTTATGTGCGCGGTTGGTACGAGGAGATAGAATGACAACATTTACAAGTGACGACAGAGAAGAGGCCTACCGCAAAAAGGTAGAAGAAGCGCCCTATCATCCCGGCTACGAAGGCGCCGTAGTTAAACCGAATCCGGTATACAAAGGCGTTGACCCGGCCAAAATGATATGGAAAGCAAAGCCAATAACTGCGGAAGATATTAAAAGCCGAATTAAACACAGTCTTTGTGGCGGCCCCGTTTCGATACAGTCTCGAGTTTATTTTGATGACGAAGAAATATCATTCTTAAAAATGACGCACGAAGAGGCCAACACCGGAGAGAAAAAATGAGAGATAATGGTAAAGGTGACAAGCCAAGACCAATACAAAACCGCGCGCAGTTTGAAACAAACTGGGACGCAATATTTAAAAAGAGTAAAATATCAGACAAAGTAGTTAAACAAGTGGAGGACTCAATAAGTGAATACCAAAAGCAAGCGCAGGAACTCTGGTTTAAAGACGGCAGTTGTACCGGAGGATCTCCCGAACAAAGAGATTGAGTTCAGGATGACCTGGACCAAGGACAACAATGACGGGTCGGCAGACTACGCATTAGAAATGAATGAGTACACGCAGGCCAAACTGATTGAGATGGCTATCGTGGGAATGTTGAAGGAACACATCAATCAACAAAAGAAACCATGGTATAAAAGGATATTTAAAAAATGACTAAAAAGAAACCGCCGTTTAAAGTTGTCTTCGAAGAGGGCGTATTCGATGAGTTGGCTGAAGATATGGAGATGACACAAGAGGAGCTCGACGCGTTTGTCGCTGGCATTTTTGAACTGGCGGAGACAGGCGAGATTTTAGAACACTCCACGCCGGTAGAAGAGTTGCCGGAGGAAGAGCAGGCCGAGATCATTGATATGCTCGAGCGCAAACAAAAGAAGACGAGACACTAATGAAAAAGAAAAACTACGACTATTACAAACTGGATGTTGGTTTTTATCCGGACGTAATGAAGGTCTGCTTCTCTGACAAAGTGTTTCAGCAGATCCTCAAAGACCACAAGGTCACCATCAAGGCCGACGCGTTAGACATTGGTGTGGCTGAGACGCACTTGATTGGCGATGACAAGGACGCGCTGGTTATCTTGGTGTTCGATTTAGAGAAACTAACTGACGGCATCGATGAAGTGGTGGGTGCGATTGCGCACGAGGTAAGCCACGCGATTGATCACCTAGCTGAGTACATCGGCGAGGATGATGGCATCAAGGGCGAGACCCGCGCATATCTTAGCGAGTCACTGGTCCGGCAGTTATTCAAGATTACCATGGCGGAGAAAAACAAAAATGCTGGAAAAGCAGATCGAAAAATATCTCGTAAAAAGAGTAACGGAGAACAACGGGCTGACGTTCAAGTGGCTATCAACAGTAACGGGGGTGCCGGATCGATTAGTATTTCTGAACAATCGGGCCCACTTGGTGGAGCTAAAGACGGCAACCGGCCCCCTATCGCCTAGGCAGATATTTGTATTTGATCAGTTAGGCGAGCAAGGTTTTCCAGTGCACGTGTTGCGTAGTTACGAAGATATAGAGGGGTTCATACGTGAAGCGATTAAATCCTAAGACAAATCAACCATTTAAAATGGGTGATATTCGCGAAGATGGTCTTATTTTTTGGGGATACACCACTTCATTTATAAAAAATGGATTTTTTTACGAAAGTTGGCTTACACCTGAAAAACATAAAGCTCAAAAATTAAATGGCAATTTGAAAAAACAAAAACACGTTTGCACTAACAGCGGTCGTGCTGTTAAACTTTTGCAAAATGCAATAGCCAGATCAAAAAAGAACAAACGTAAAATAGAAATTACTAAAGAGTGGATAGAAAAAAAATTAGAAAAAGGCGTTTGCGAATTAACGGGAATTCCTTTTAAATTAGTTTTAAAAGGAGAAACACATATGAATCCATGCGCCCCGTCTTTGGACAGAATTGATAATTCCGCAGGCTATACAAAGACAAATACCCGTGTAGTATTAGCCGCTGTAAATACAGCATTGGGAGAGCACGGTGATAAAGTAATGCTCCCAATTTTAGAAGCAATGGTAAAAGGTATAAAGAAAAATGCTCAAAAGAAATCAACTACATCAGTACCAAAGAGATCTAATAGAAAAAGCAAAAACGATACCCAATCTAGCTTTATTCCTTCCGCCCGGACTTGGGAAGACCGCGACGACGCTAACGATTATCGCGGAGCAGTTCAAGGGGAAAACTCTTATCGTCGCACCAAAGAGGGTGGCGGAGACAGTGTGGGATACCGAGACGCAAAAGTGGGAGCACTTAAAGCACCTAAAGATAGCCAAGATACTAGGCACCCCGAGTCAACGGTTAATAGCGCTGAAGAGTTCTTCGAGCGTGTTCGTAGTAAATCTCGAGAACTTGATTTGGCTATTAGAACAGGGAGTAAAATTCGACAATCTGGTGATTGATGAATCTAGCCGTTTTAAGGACCCCAGCACTAAGCGTTTTAAAGCGCTTAAAAAACATTTAAAGGGCTTTCAGAGGCGTATTATCCTCACTGGTACCCCTACCCCTCAGGGGATGCCTGATCTCTGGTCCCAGGTGGGTATATTGGATCTTGGGCAGCGTTTGGAGACGACGCTCACCGCGTTTAGGGCAAAGTACCTAACACCGGACAAAATGAACCGGCACACGCACGTGGTATATAGCTGGAAACTACAGCCAAATGCCGATAAAGTAATCAAAGAAAAGATCGCAGATATTTGTTTTTCGCTCAAGGCGGAGGACTACTTAAATCTGCCTAAGGTAACATTAACGTATCATAAAGTATACTTAACGTCACATTTATGTACACAATACGATACATTGAGAAAGGATATGGTGGCACAAATTGGTAACGAGACTATTACAGCGGCGACGGCGGCGACGCTCACAGGCAAACTGCTACAGTTCACATCGGGCGCAGTTTATAACGCCGACGGTGATTGGGAGGCTGTGCACGATGCTAAACTGGAGTACCTCGAATCAATCATGGAAGAGGCTAGTGGGCCCGTTTTGGTTTTCTACCACTTTAAACACGCTCTCGAGCGTATTAAGAAAAACTTTCCGCAGGCCGTAGAGCTCCGCGACTCAGCCACTCAGATCAAAGACTGGAACGCGGGCAAGATACCGATGCTCTTAGCACACCCGCAGTCCGGTGGCATTGGATTAAACCTGCAGTGTAATACCGGCGAGACGGCGCAGACGGTCTGGTTTGACCTGCCGTGGTCCAGTGAGAACTACATCCAGGCCAACGCGCGGATCTACCGACAGGGCCAGGAGAAGCCGGTTATTATACATCACCTGGTTGTGTCTAATAGTATCGACGAGCAGGTAGTGAAGGTCTTGGACGGAAAAATAAATTTACAAGAAGCTCTTTTAGACGCCCTGAAATTTGCATTAGTATAAACACGTATGAGAAAAATTAAGATACATAAAGTTAACGCAACAGCCCCGCGCCTCAGTGATGAGGACCCGGATCCTATTGAACAGGATGAGTCTGAGGGTATCTCGTCTCACATTATTGACGGCTGGCTACCGTGGGAGCCGGAGGATATTACAGATATCCGCAGACTGATCTCTGAAAAACTGCCGCCTAAGCAGCAGTTTATTGTTGAGGCGTTTTTGGATGGGCTTACGTATAGCGACGTATGTGTAACTGAAAAGTATTGGCGTTATCATTTTGCTAAGGGTATTGAACTAATTCGTAAGGAACTAAAGCTATGAGTCATTTTATTGTTGAGTATTTATACGAAGGCAAGTATATGATGGAGACGCTAATGGGCGTTGAGGATATTGATCTAAGTCACAAACGTTTTGAGAATTTAATGGGCGTGTGGCAGTGCGAGACACAGGAAGAAGTTAACACTATGCACAAACATTTAAGGGAGATGAGAGATGCACGATCCAGTAAACAAGCCTAAGCATTACACAGAACACCCCAGCGGGGTTGAGTGTATACAGATCACAGAGCACATGGGCTTTTGTTTGGGTAACGCAGTCAAATATATTTGGCGTGCGGATTTAAAGAACGACGCGATCGAAGATCTGCGTAAAGCAAAGTGGTATTTAGAGCGAGAGATCGCAAGGAGAATAAAATGATGACAGGGATTGGCGTTACATTAATGATTTTAGGCATACTGGCGTTTACGGTTGTTGATAATATAAAACCACAGTGCCTACCGTGGAAACGCAATTTAATTTTTGCAATTAGTTTATCGGGAGCGGCAATAACAGCGTTGAGTTATTTTGTATGATTGAATACATATTTGTTAGCATTGTATGTATTAATACAACGTGCGAGTTTATGACGAGCAAGGTGGCTATGCCATTAGAGCAGTGCGAACGACACAAGCAAACATTTTTAGGTTTAAAATTTAAACCCGAGATTACGTTGGCCGCCACACAGTGTATGCCGTTTACAGGAGACGAAAGGACCAGAATATGAGTGAAGGATTAAAAATATTAATGGACTGGGACACTGCCGATGAAGTATTGGAACAACAGTTGTTGTACATGCACAATCGTCTTACTCAGGATATTAAAAAATACAAAGCAAAGAAAAAATTGTTAGACTGGGAGGCTGAAGACCTCGAGCAGTTTGAGCGAGTAATTGCAGCACTAGAGACGCTTGGTGCGTATTGCATGTTTGAGTTTGATAAAAAGGTAAAGAAATATGCTAAGCAGCAGCTACGATAGGTTTGAGCTTGAGCAGGATGTTATGAAGCTCTACAACATCTGCGAAGATATTGATTTGTTTTTACAGAAACACATCGATGGTCCAAGAGCATTTACAGAAGATGAGGTGTGGAATATTTTGCACGGTCTTCGCACAATGCACGAGCTACGCATCAGTCGTGTTGAAGAGGGCATCAAAAAGATATTGGAGCTGGACGAGTATTGCACAGACCCAATTAAATTAAAAAAGAGAAAAGGAGTTGTATTATGAGTGAAAAAGTAAATGACTTGCTGGAAGATTTTAACGTCACGCTAGATTTTTCCGTCAAAGAAATTAATGCACTATTAAACGTTTTGGCACAGTCACCATTTATTCAGGTTGTTGGTTTTATTAACGCCATTCAGAGTCAGGCAGGCCCACAGGTTGAGCAGGCCAAAAAGAATCTTCAGGCGGTGGAGAAGGCCAATGAATCTTAAAGATTTGTTAAACCGGGCTGGTATCCGTAACGATATCGATAAGGCACTGGAGGACAAAGAGGCGGCCAAGGAGAAGCAGATCCAGGAAATGGCCGGAGCAGTAACCCGCATCATTATTAATCAGTCAATTAAAGAGGCCAAAGCTCGTGCTGCAGAGCGCGATAGGCTAATCATTAAACCAGATGGGGCGGAAAAGCAGTAGATTTTGCATTAGTAGATATAGGGGTAGAATAGGACTCGCCGGGAGGCGCTCCGTCCCCCTACTTTACAT